CTTAACATTCCTGCAGAAGCTTCACAAAGCAAAGCAATCAATTAAGAAAGTAGCAAAGAACGCTAAAAATCCACACTTTAAGAACAATTACGCCGACATTAACGCATTAATTGACGAAGTTGAACCAGTTCTTTTAGAAAACAACCTTTTATTATTACAACCAATTGAAGACGGTTATGTATTTAGTAGAATAATCGACATTGATTCTGGCGAAATTGCTGAAAGTTTTATGAAATTACCCGAAATTTTAGACCCTCAAAAAATCGGTTCGGCAGTTACTTATTTTCGCCGTTACACGCTTCAAAGTTTATTAAGCTTACAAGCTATCGACGACGATTCGAATTTAGCAACAGAAGCCATTAAAACGCAAAAACCGACAATTTCAGATGAACGCTTTCAAAAGGCTTTAACTGCTATTGAAGACGGACTTGCCACAAAGACAGATTTAAATAAATTTAGTTTAACACAATCACAAATCAATCAACTTAACCAGTTATGAAAACAGTAAAAAGAAGAGGCTCAAGGCCTGAAACTATTTCAAAGTATTTAAATTGTTTAACGGCTTACCAACAAAAAAGCGGAAAATATTCTGATTTAAGAATTTTATCAAAGCAATTTAACACTTCAAATAATTTCCCTTATTTCTTAATAAAAAAAGAAATAATTTATAAAAAAAATAATGGCTTTTATTATTGGAATGACGTATACGAGCCAAATATTAAAATTGTAAATTCTTTTTTAGATGAAATATTTGATTTTAATCAAACAAGACGTTTAAAAGAAATAAGCCAAACACCTACTTTATTCGACCAAAAAAGACAATATAATCGTAAAGTTAAAATTGAATCTGAAAAAGTTCAAGAACAATCTAAAGTTAACGAAGTAAACACGGCTCAAGTTGGAGTAATTAGAAAATTTATTAAATGGTTATGGTAATGAAAATAAGATGCAGCGCAATCGGTAAAATAATGACTAACCCTCGGAGTAAATCCGAGGTGTTAAGCCAAACAACGAAATCGTATATTCAAGAACTAGCTTTGGAACATTTGTACGGTATTAAAAAGGATTTTAATTCTAGGTACACGGATAAGGGGAATGAAGTTGAACAAAAAACGAAGACTATTTTGAAAACGATTACATTAAAGGAACTCCCGACGTAATAACGGATAAAATGGTAATCGATGTTAAAAGTTCGTGGAATGCTTTAACGTTCCCGTGGTTCGAAGACGAACTTCCAAATAAAGACTATTATTACCAAGTTCAAGGTTACCTTTGGTTAACTGGAAAACAATTCGGTATGGTTGCTTATTGTTTAGTAAATACACCTTCAAATATTGTAGACGATGAAATCAGAAGAACGGCGTGGTCAAAGTACGAAATCGAACCTAGTGACGAAACTATTCGAGACGTTATGGCTGCTCACAATTTCGATAATATACAAGAAGACCGAAGAGTAAAGGCTTATTTATTCAACTACGATGAGCACGTTATCGAGCAGATAAAAACACGAATAGAAGAATGTCGTAAATATTTTAATACCTTAATAAAATGAACATAACACACGAAAACGAACCGATTCAAAACGACGATAGCGTTTTAATGGCGGTAATGGCTAAATACTGGGAGCGTTCCCGAGTTGGTCAAGCGAAATACGGAACTAATTTAGACCGTCTTGATGTTGAATTTAGTCAATGGCTTGAACACTTACAAGAGGAGTTAATGGATGCCACGCTTTATATTGAAAAACTTAAACGATATTAAAATGAAAATAACACTTGAATTTGAAAGCTTAGAAGATGCAAAACCGCATTTAAACGGACTGGACTATTTTTCAGCTTTATGGGACTTTAGTCAATGGATGAGGTCGCAAATGAAACACGGAGAACTAACAGAGGCTAAATGGACGGTTTACGAAGAAATTAACGAACGATTCTTTAGTATATTAGAAGAAAATAATGTAAATTTAAATTAAAAACTATGAGTTACGACAACACAAACACAGGTGCTATATTCAAGAACGATAAAAAAGCGGACAACCAACCCGACTACAAGGGTAAAATAAACGTTAAAGGCGAAGAGTTCGATATAGCCTTATGGGTTAAAGACGGTAAAAATGGCAAATTCTTTAGTGCCAAGATTAGCGAACCTTACAAGAAAGACGTTTTTGAGGGTTTGGAACAACCGAAAACCGACCTACCGTTTTGAAAGCATATTATTTAATTTACCAATCGGAGGGTGTTCGAGATTGGAGGATAGTTCAGGCGCATTCAAACGAGGATGCCATTCAAAAGGCGGACATTCACCCGAAGTTAATTTACCACGTTTCAACACTTGAGGCTTGGGAGAAATTCAACCAAGAACGTAGAGGGTTTTATAAATAACACTTTCGTTTTTTTAATATTATAAATTGGTTCTCATCCTACATTATAAGAACTAGAAAAGGATTATTTAAGCCCTTTGAATGAATGCGAGGTAGGATGCGCAGGAGTTCACGGGGCTTTTTAATTTAAATACTATGAGAGATTCAATGATTTTTTACCGCAGTTTTTACGAGAGTTTAAACGGAATGAGTTCACTAACTAAAGCGGAGGTTTATGATGCGATTTTTGTTTATGGTTTGGACTTTCAGGAACCAACATTTACAGATGATTTTGCAAGGTCTTTATTTATCTTAATTAAACCACAAATTGACGCAAATATTAAGCGTTACAATAACGGAAATAAACCAAAATTAAAGCAAGATAAAAGCAAAACAGAAGCAAAACAGAAGCAAACAATAAGCAAAGTTGAAGCTAATAAGAATGTAAATGATAATGTAAATGTAAATAAGAATAAGAATAAAAATAATAATACAATTAGACAACCAAAAATTGATATTAACGGATTCGTAATAATTGACTAATGATAATTAACCACCGACATAACGATGAATTTTTAGAATTGCTTAGGCGGAACGAAGTTCCTATTGGTAAAGGAATAGGTATCGAACTTGACGAGTATTTAAGATTTAAAGAAGCTAGTTTTAATATTATTTTAGGACACGCTAACGTTGGAAAAACGTACTTTGTTTTGTATTATTTACTTTGCCTAAGTGTGAAACACGACCTTAAACACCTAATTTATAGTGCTGAAAATACCGTTGTAGGAATGAAGCGTAATTTAATTGAATTGTATTTAGGTAAAAAAATAATTGAACTAACCGAAAACGAACTTGAAACAGCAAAAAACTTCATTGAACTACATTT